GGTCAAATTTATATGAAACGTGCTCGTGACTTTGCTATGAACCATCGGGCATTAGGTGCAGGTGTACTAGGTTGGCATTCCTATTTGCAATCAAAGATGATTGGTTTTGAATCAAAAGAAGCAGCACAGCTCAATGTTGAAATTGCTAAAACATTCCATGATAGATCATATGCGGCATCTGCTGAACTTGCGGATAAACTTGGTGAACCACCTTTGCTAAAAGGTTATGGCCGTCGTAATTCAACAACAATGGCAGTTGCTCCGACTAAATCATCAAGCTTTATTTTAGGTCAAGTGTCACAATCAATTGAACCTGAGTTTAGTAACTGTTATGTTAAAGACTTGGCAAAAATGAAAGTGACAATTAAGAACCCATATCTTTTGAAACTGTTAAAGAAAAAAGATCAGGATAAACCAGAGGTTTGGGAATCAATTCGCAATGCTGATGGATCAGTACAACATTTGATCTTTTTGTCTGAGGAAGAAAAAGAAGTATTCAAAACATTCTCAGAAATCAATCCATACACAATTATTGACCAGGCTGCTATTCGCCAACAGTATATTGACCAATCACAAAGTTTAAACTTGATGCTTGATCCTGACCTGTCAGTTAAAGAAATCAATGCGTTGTACCTATATGCTCATGAGATGGGTGTTAAAAGTTTGTATTATAGTTATTCTATGTCAGCAGCACAATCATTAACACGAAAACGAGTTTCATCAATGGAGTGCGCAGCCTGCGAAGCATAAATTATGGAATATATGAAATTTTTTAAAGACACGGTTGCATCTTTTAGAAGTGACGGAAGATATCGAGTATTTAATGATATTATCCGTGAAAAAGGTCAGTTTCCTAAAGCCATTTGGTATGGGAAATATGCACCAAAGAATATTGTTAATTGGTGCTCAAATGATTATTTGGGTATGGGCCAAAACCAATATGTCATAGATGCTATGCACACTGCATTAGATCAAACAGGTTCAGGTTCCGGCGGTACGAGAAATATCGGCGGAACATCAGTTTTCCATGTAACACTTGAACGTGAAATTGCAACACTACACCAACGTGAAAACGCATTACTGTTTAGTAGTGCATATGTTGCCAATGAGTGGTCAATTATTGCGCTTGCACGTATCATCCCAAACATTTGCTTTATATCTGATAATAAAAACCATGCATCAATCATTATGGGAGTAAAGCACAGCCGTGCACCTAAAATGATTTTTAAGCATAATGATATGGCAGATCTCGAGAAATGTTTAAAGGCAGCAAAAAAGAATAAGCAAATTCCTTGCGTATTGTTTGAGTCCGTATATTCAATGGACGGTGATGTTGCACCTATTAAAGAAATCGTTGAGTTATCGCATAAATATAACGCAATGACTTATATAGATGAAGTCCATGCAGTTGGTTTGTATGGTCCTACAGGTGCAGGTTATTGTGAACATTTAAATTTATATGCTGATGATATTGATATTATCAACGGCACGTTAGGAAAAGCATATGGGGTACAAGGCGGGTATATTTCAGGTAAGCAAGAAGTTATTGATGCGATTAGATCTGTTGCATCGGGGTTCATATTCACCACCTCCATGTCACCTGTTATATGTGCTGGGGCACTCGCCAGTATAAAATATCTCAAAGACCATTCTTGTCTAAGAGATCAACAACAAGAACGAGTAAAAAAACTCAAACAAATGTTAGAAGAAGCAGGATTGAATATACATCCTAATGCTTGTACTCACATTATCCCAGTAATGATTAATGATGCCTTTAAATGTAAAGAAGCATCGGATAGATTACTAAACGAATTCGGTATATACATTCAACCGATTAATTCACCAACAGTAGAGGCAGGTACCGAAAGGTTACGTATTGCTCCTACACCATACCATACCGATTTGATGATGGTGGAATTAGTCGAAGCGCTGAAAGAAGTATTGAAATGAATCAATTAGAAAATGCCTTCTTCAGTAAAAAGGAAAAAACTATGAGTAAAGTAAAAAAGGCATTTTGGTTTTGCCTAGGAATTATTTTGGTAGGTGTGGCATATCTTGGTGTACTACTACCCGGTCTACCTTGGTCAACACCAATTCTAGGTGCAACATTCTGTTTTGCCAAATCAAGTGACAGACTGCATAATTGGATTATGAATCATCCACGGTTCGGTCCATTTGTTAAAAACTGGGGTACATACCGTGTATATCCAACAGCGGCTAAATGGTTGATGGTTGCCGTAATGAGTACATCCTTGGCATTTATGTGGTTTGGTACAGGAAACGAAAAAGCAACATTATATCTGTTTATTACTTTTGCCTTGATTGTTACGTGGGCATGGCGTTATCCAGGATCACAAGCAATTGCCGAAAAAAGAATTGCCGAAGGTAAAAAGATTGGTTGGCTAAAGTAAATAAATAAACTTATATAATGAATATGATGAAAGGTATATTATGGCAAAACGTATTCTAATTACTGGTGGCGGTGGCTTTATTGCTCACCATTTAATTAACCAGGTACTTATCCGAACAGACTGGGAAATTGTAACACTTGATCGGTTAGATTATAGTGGCAATCTCAATCGACTCCATGATTTACTTCAGGACCGAACTCCTGCCGAACGTAAACGTGTACGGACAATCTTCCATGATTTAAAAGCAGAAATCAATCCAATGCTCGAAGCAGACATTGGTAAGGTTGATATTATTGCTCACCTTGCCGCGGGTTCCCACGTCGACCGTTCTATTGAGCGTCCTATGGAATTTGTCATGGACAATGTAGTGGGTACAGCTAATCTTTTAGATTATGGCCGTAGGCAGGATAACCTTGAAAGGTTCTTATACTTTTCAACTGATGAAGTATTCGGCCCCGCGCCTGATGGTATTAAATATGACGAGTACGACCGTTATAATTGTACTAATCCTTACTCAGCATCTAAAGCTGGTGCTGAGGAATTGGCTGTTGCATATCAAAATACTTATAATATGCCAATCTATATTACGCATACTATGAACGTATTTGGACAACGGCAACATCCTGAAAAGTTTATTCCAATGACTATTAGGAATGTTCGAGATGGCGGTATGGTAACTATTCACAGTGATGAAACAAAAACAATTCCAGGATCACGCCATTACATTCATGCTGAAGATGTAGCTGATGCAACAATGTTCTTATTGGAACACAACCGCACATTGGATATGACAAACAACACAGGAATTAAATGCCCTAAGTTTAATATTTGTGGTGCTACGGAATTAAACAATTTGGAACTTGCACAGCTTATCGCTGATTCCCAAGGAAAAGAATTGAATTATCAATTTATGGATTTCCATAGTAGCCGACCTGGCCATGATCTTCGATATGCACTCAGTGGTGATAGAATGGCGAATATGGGATGGACACCTCAACCTGTTGAGAAAAGACTTGAGGAAGTAGTACATTGGACATTAGAAAATAAAAGGTGGCTTGACATATGAATTGGGAAACATTTATAGAACAGAACTATGAGCATGCTTGTAATACAAAAACTGATATTGATGAGCATCTGCCAATCCTAAGAGCATTAGGTGACCAATGCGACCATATTACAGAAATGGGTGTTAGGTTTGGTGCAAGTTCAAAAGCATTCTTATGCTGTGACGTAACACTTATTTCATATGATATTGAATATAACGAACAAGTAAATAGGTTATTTGAAATTGCAAAAGATGCTGGTAAATCGGTTGAGTATATTATTCAAGATGTTCTCAAAACAGAAATTGTACCAACTGACTTGTTGTTTATTGATACATGGCACTCAAACGAGCAATTGAGACAAGAACTTGCATTGCACGGAAATCAAGCACAGAAATTTCTAGTGTTCCATGATACACAAACTTATGGTCTTCAAGATGAAAGTTGGAATAAGATTAAACCGAGTGAACCAGGATGTGGTTTGTTACCTGCCATTATTGATTTTATAATTGAAAATCCGCATTGGCAATTCCATACCCACCGAACAAATTGTAATGGACTGACTGTATTAGAGAGAAGATAATGATTGTAGATTGCTTTCCGTTTTTTGCACCGACAAATGAAGAAATACTATATTTAAGAGTTAACCTACTCAAAGATGTTGTTGATAAATTTATTATTGTTGAAAGTAATAAAACTCATAGTGGTGAACCTGTTGAGCGTCGGTTCCTTGAGATTGCTCGTAATCAAGGTTTGCCGATGGAAAAGATCATTTATATTGAGCATGATATTCCTGAAACTGAAGATCTAAAAACATTAGCAATTGATAGAGTAAACGCAGGTACTAATAAAAATAATATTGATTCATTATATGCAAGAGTACGTGAGCGTTTACAAAAAGATGCTTGTATCAATGCTTTTAATCAATTTAATGACGATGACGTTTTTATCTATGGTGATGCCGATGAGATTATCAATCCTGAGCATGTGGAATGGTTGGCAAACCTGTGCCGTGCCAACACATCCGTGATTTTAAAAATACCTCTTGTTTATTTACAAGGTCGTGCAGATCTGCGTGTCCATCACCGTAATGGTCAACCGCTCATTTGGATGCGTGCTATGTTCTTTGCAACAAAAGGACAGATATGGAAAAATGGTGGTTTTAATAATATTCGTTGTGGTAATATGCAGGATGATGTTAGATTTCCTATTCAAGATGGTAAAGTCATACAGGATCTTGGGTGGCATTTGGCATGGATGGGAACAAACGACCAACGTAATAAAAAGGCACGTTCATTTGCTCATGCCTTTGATAAATTCCAATGGATGAAGAAACAAGATGATTTTGTGAACGGCGGATACGAAAAACATTTCAATAGCAATGATCCAGTTGAAGGTGGTATTGCACCTGATGGAAATCCCGGGCATATATTGAAAAGATATCCTCTCGATAAATTGCCAAAAATGTTACTTGATACTCCACACCTTAGTAAATTCTTTTTACCCGAAGTTGACATAATGAAAGAGTTTACGTTTAATCACTGTGTTTGTTATTGGTGCCAAAAATTGGATTGGCCTTTGATGTATGATCTTGACGGTGATGGTAAAAAGACATGGTTTGAAATACCGCGGAGTTGTTCTGTCACAGTAAAAGAAAGTCATCCTAGCCGCAAGCAAGTTAGCCAGGATGATCCTGAGTACAAAAATGCAAAAAAACCACTCATTATATTTACAGAACCTGTTGAAAGGTTTTTGTCTTGTATGAATGTATATCTTGTACCAGGTCAACGGTATTATGATTATGGTAAAGATATTTTTAAATCATTTGATGTTAATCTTGAAGATTGTACCAAACAGGAAAAGATTGATTATTTCTTTACACATTTAAATAAGGTGTGTTCTTATCATCAAGTACACCATTTCCACCCGCAAGTTAGATTTATTGATTTTGAAACATTTGATGAGTTTACGGTTATCAACAAACACGAAACAAGTAATTATCTTGGAACTGACCGTGTAATGAATAAAACAACAAAAGAAATAAATGAAAGCGATTTAACCAAAGATCAACTTGACTTCATACGTTGGGTTTATCGAGAAGATTACGAGTTCTTTAAAAATTATGGCTAAAAGAGATAACAGCGCAAAAGTAATTCAAAAATTACAATATGACATTGACCAGGAAAAAAAGCAAAAGGCAATATATCGTAAAGAGATTGATGAGCTTCGGCAACAAAAGATGATATTATCGGAAACAATGGTTGCACTTGTGGATGATGATACATATTGGTCAGATGATGCTAAACAGTCTGGTATTATAAACCGTCTGAAAAAAGTGCTACAACAAACCAAATAACTATTGACATTACTAATAGAATCAGTTTATATTAGAATCATAACAAATATAAACTTGAGGTAGTAATGTTAAATTTTGTCAAAAATACACCGATTGCAGTAACACAGTCTGTTATCAGAATAATCCTTGTTCTAGGACTTGTAGTTGCTGCTAGCACAAGCCAAGCAGAAGCACAACGGATTGTTGGATTTAATCCATTAGAATTCCCTGAAGAGCACTGTCTTGCCTTAAATATTTACTACGAAGCACGAGGTAGTAACCTGGCAGATAAAGCAGCTGTTGCTGATGTTGTTATAAATCGTATGAATGATACACGTTACCCAAATACAATTTGCGGTGTAGTGCAAGACGGTTATGTTAAAGGTCGCCGTGATTGCCAGTTTAGCTGGTACTGTGATGGAAAATCTGATGTTCCCGCAGATCTTGACCGTTGGTCAGAAGCGCAGAATATTGCGTGGGCAATAACAAAATGGAGTGAGTTCCGTGGTATCAGTGAAGGTGCAACTCATTACCACGCCGACTACGTACGTCCTTATTGGGCTTCAAGTCTACAACTTGTTGGTACAATCGGCCGTCACGTCTTTTACCGGTGGAATAAATAAATGATTGAAATCATCGGAATATTCCGTGAAGAAGTAATTAAGAAAACATTCAAATGCTCTTTAGATGCAGGTGAGTTTAGAGATTTTCTTGATGCTCAATACCCAATTAAAGTAATATGGAGGAAAATATAATGTCAGAAGAAAGATACGTTGTTGTCACATCAGTTTCTCAATTTAGAGTACGGCATGCTATTCCAATGAGTAGATTACAAGAAATGAATCCTGATATGCCTGTTGATATTGAATGGGCTAAAGATGCTGTTACAATGAATGAAGTAAAAGAATTTTCACAAACTCATTTGGGTGATACTATTCTTGATACGTTTGTTCTTGATGAAGAAAGAGTACTTCAACTGTTTGACCGCGATAACGATTATCTATCAGAATGGGATAAAGAAAAGAAATTAAACTATATTGACGATTGGAAGGAAAAACCACTATGACCCATTCCGTCGAAGAACTATATGAAAAGATAAATGTACTATATAACAAAGCAATAGAATTACACCGTGAAAGGTACCGTGTAGCAGGTAGTTATGATGAAATACAATGTCAGTATATGGTTGACGATATAAAAGCATTGGCACGTGAGATTGAACATGGTCCTATTGATTTAAATAGAGATTTTAGTAAGTAAAATGGAACATAAAGAATTAACACCTGACTGTTGGGTGGTAATAAGATCAAATAATACAGAGCCTCCGCATTATAGATTGCTTATAGGTTTTGAAGAAAAAGATGAATATAAAGTTAGCACAAAGATTGAATCCTGTGAAGCTGTAAAGAAAGATTATGTGTTTACAACCGACGCTGTAAAATATTTTTGTAATGACAAGAACCGTGGTTTAACACCAGTTATTGACCACGTATATCTTTCAATGGTTGACTCAGATCAGCATGACATAACAATAGTTAGAAACGATGAGGATTTCTCACTACTACATTATATGGAATAAAATATGAAAATTTTGATATGCGGTCATGGTTTCGTTGGTAAGGCCCACGGGTTATTTCTATCATCGCACCATGAAATTAAAGTGTATGATCCACATTTGGGTTATAAAGATACCACAGTATTTGATGATGCCGACGCAGTTATTATTGCCGTTTCCACTCCTGAAGGTGAAGATGGCCAATGCGATATGTCAAATGTGTATGACACAATCGAGCGCATTATGCCAGGAACACCTGTTCTTATAAAATCAACGGTCAGTCTTGAAGGTTGGCGGTTGATTAACCGTGCCTACCCAGATGAATTTATTACCTTTTCTCCTGAATACCTCCGAGCAGATTATGCTATGGAAGATTTTAAAAATCAAAAAAGTATAGCTGTAGGTGGCGGTGATGTTAATTTATGGGTTGGTGTATTATCAGACTCATTAGAAATACGTGTTGATATTATGAACCCTGAGGTACTTATTTTAAACAAGTATTTTAGAAATGCGTTCTTGGCAATGAAAGTTGCCTTCTTTGAACAGATGTATGATATGGCGATTACGTCAGGTGTTGATCCGCACGAATTATTGGCAACTGTTTCAGATGATAAACGTATTGGTAAAAGTCATACATATATTAATACAAATGACCGAGGTTTCGGTGGTCATTGTTTCCCAAAAGATACATCAGCTTTATTGGCAACAGGCCATCAAATGGGTTACGACTTGTCCATCTTATCCGAGGCAATGCAATACAATGAAAGGTTGCGAAATGAGAAAAACATTATATGACAATATCTGTGAAGTCGTAAGTACACGGACCGATGTTATAGTTGAAGCTGAAGCCGATAATATGAGACCAGGAGTTTCATTTGAAGCATATGTAGCAAACAATAAAATTAAAATGAAATGGAACGGCAAGATTTACGTTGGTAATGTATCAGGTATGGAATTTACATCAACAGGACCTAAAGAACTATGAAGGTTGGGTTTACTGCATCGGCATTTGATTTACTCCACGCAGGACACGTTCAAATGTTAAGAGATGCAAAAGAACAGTGTGACTTTTTGATATGCGGATTGCAAATTGATCCGACATTAGACCGAACCGATAAGAATGCTCCTGTGCAAAATATAGTTGAAAGATATACACAATTAAAAGCAATTAGTTACGTTGATGAGATCATTCCGTATTTGACAGAATCAGATCTTTGTGATATATTATCAATGTACCATATAGATGTTCGTATTCTAGGTGTTGAGTACAAAGAAAAAGATTTCACAGGTAAAGACATATGCCGCAAACGTGGCATTGATTTATATTTTAATAAACGGGATCACCGTTTTAGTACAAGTGATTTAAGAAGGAGAGTTTGTAATGACTGATGGACCATTTAAAGCGGCGTTTGATGCAGACGTTGACGGTGTTATCCGTAGAGAAATTGTGTCTTATAGAATGAAAGATGGCAATATGGTTAAAGAAACCGCGTGCCGTGATTATTACCAATCTGGTGATTACCACGATAGCATATCAACACAACCGTTGGTGCAGCGATGAGTGACGAGCAATGGCAAATAGATTCTGATATGCTGATTCAACTTCATAATACCGCAAGGATTATGGAACAATCCGATAATACGGCAGGTAATGAACTCCGACAAATTGCCGACCGTTTTAGTACACTAATTAAAAATGCACATAGTCGAAGACATTGGTGCAATGGGAATGAGAAATAATGTTTAAATTGTTTAAATCTAATACAGACGCAGAAATTGATTTTGAGCAAGATGTATCAATGGTACCAAAGATTGAAATAGTACCTGAGCCATCATTGTCAGATATGCTCAACTTGGTTGAAGAACGTCTTGACCGTATTGAAAGTAAAATTGACAAACTGCTCAATGAGTAAGGTTTGGTTAGGTATAAGTGAAGGCTTCCATGATGCCGGTGTAAGTATGATTTGGAACGGACAAATATTGTCTGCAACTCATGCTGAACGGTTTAGTCGTAAAAAGAATGACCGTTGGGTTCATCCTATGCAGTATCCGCAAGGTATTAATAACGGATATGATAAGATTGCTTTTTATGAAAAACCTTGGTTGAAAACAACACGTCAGCTATGGGCAGGTCAAGGTTTAAAATCAAAGCGTACTAAATACAACAAGTCATTCCATCACCATGAGTCTCATGCTGCTGCAGGGTTTTATACTTCAAAGTTTGATTCCTGTAATATTTTAGTTGTTGATGCAATTGGTGAATGGGATACTGTTTCCGTTTGGAAAGCATGGACAAAGAACGGTATACCAAAAATGATTAAATTAAAATCATATAAGTATCCGTTCTCAGTGGGTTTGTTTTATTCAGCAATTACTAAATCAATCAAATTGAAACCACAGGAAGATGAATATATTACTATGGGCATGGCAGCATACGGTGAGCCAATTTATACCGATGAGCTCAAAGAAATAATGCTACACAAAAATTGCCATAAAGGAATACCAAAATTACAATATGCAAAAGATGAAGATATTGCGGCATCAGCACAAAAGGTTGTTGAAGATTTCATTATTGAAATGGTAAAAGATTATTGCCCACACGAAAACCTGATTATGATGGGTGGTGTGGCATTGAATTGTGTTGCGAATACAAAGGTTGCTGAACTTGGTAAAAACATTTGGATTATGCCAAATCCTGGTGATTGCGGATCATCATTAGGTGCCGCGGCATTAGGTTATGGAAAGAAATTGATATGGGAAGATCCGTATCTTGGAACGGAGATTAAAAATGAAGTACAAGTTAAAAGTGTTGTCAAGCATCTTATTGATAATTCCTATTGTGGTATTGCGAATGGCCGCGCTGAGTTTGGCCCTCGTGCCCTTGGCAATCGTAGCCTTATTGCTGACCCTCGACGAGATGTTAAAGATACCGTTAACGAAATTAAACGTAGACAAAAGTTTCGACCCTTTGCACCTGCAATCCTGGAAGAATTTGCTAGTGACTATTTCCAAGGACCAATGAATGAGTATATGCAATTTGTGGCACAAGCCAAACACGATTATAAATCTGTAACCCACGTTGATGGTTCAGCACGTGTTCAAATTGTAAAACCAAACTGTAAATCTATATTACGCCCAATACTTGAGGAATGGTATGACAAGACAGGTTGTCCAATGTTATTGAATACGAGTTTAAATATTAAAGGTCAACCGATGGTTGATACTTGGGAACACGCATTAGAATTTGAAAAGAAATATAATGTTAAAGTCTTCTAAATATATTCTTGCAACAGGCTGCAGTTATACGGATTTAGAATATCGTTCTCCTCATTATGACATTAAACCATGGCCTATGTGGCCTGAACTTGTTGGTGACTATTTAAGTTTGCCTGTTAAAAATATTGCAAAGTGCGGTGCAGGAAATGATTTTATGTTGGATCAACTTATTCCTATAATTGCAAAAGATCATATGAATATTGATTGCGTTATGATACAATGGTCAGCAATAGACCGATGGTCAGTTTATAGTGATGATATGTTTTTAAATAACCCAAAATCTGATATTCAAAATGAGAATACACAAGATCCTCAGCAGTTGGTTAGTAAAGAACGGGCAGGATATTATGAGCGTTTAGAATATTCAAAATATTTAATGAAAAGAATTAATGCTAAAGGAACTATAACACTTGTACAGTTATTCTTTCAGCAATGTTTGACTATTGAAAGATTATGCCGTGCGCTTGGGATCAAATGCGTACACCTACAAGCATGTGGTCATATAGGTTTAAGTTATGTAAACCCTGCATTAAAAATAATGGGTGAAAAATTTACTTCACACGAGCAACGTATGGAATGGATGAAACAAGTAAGTTCATTACCTGAGTACAAAGAATTGTATGATGAAAAAACTACAATGATTAACTTTAAAGCATCGGATGATCCAATATATTGGTCAGTACAGCACCTGTTTAATTCAAACCGAGATAAATATCGCATCGGACCATTAGATAGTCATCCTTCTGAAGATGGTCAGCATCTGATGGCTGAAATGTTTTACTTGAAATATAATGAGGTTTATGGATAATGTTACTTGCTGCCGGTTGTAGTTATACTGACGAAAATTTTACCTCAGTACTTCATCCTGAATATGATACTTCATATAAAAAATGGCCTGAGATTGTTGCTGATAAACTTGGTGTAATGCATAAGAACCTAGGTGCCTGTGGTGCAGGTAATGATTATATCACAAAGCAACTAACAATGGAAATACTCAAAAACCATAAAAACATTACTGCCGTTATGGTTGGATGGACTGAAATACATCGCTTTACTATCTTTGACTTTTATCGCTGTAATCCGTTTGCAAGCGTTTCAAACCATAAACTACCTTCTATGCAGAAATATAAAAAATTTAAACCTTCTCATGAAGAACAGGCATTGTTACCATTCTATGATCTATTATATAGTTATGGATTATTTGACAAACCAAGTAATGGCGGTAATACTCAAAACCTTTTTGTTTATATGATAAGGCAACTTTTAGATGGTATGTTTCAAATACAGGAATTATGCTCTACCTTTAATATACCTATCATCAATGGACAGCTATGCGGATATACCGACCGTGAAAAGTGGCACACGTTGTCAAAAATATATGGTGACATTCCGTTTTCAGAATCAGCATGGACAAGTATGTTTGGTGAATTGGAAGAACTGTGGAGACTTAATCCAAATAATCATATTGGATATCCGTTTATGAAAACACTAGGTGGTTATAGTATTAATAGTTTATTAACATACGACCAAGGTCATAAGGTTTCAAAGTTAGACTCTCATCCAAACGAAAAAGGTCACCAATTTATAGCGGATTTATACTATGACAAATATAGAAAAACTTATTCTTAAATTAAAATTTAAATGGTTGTATTTTAAACTACGATTTAAAAAAGATATAATCAAAGATGAAGATGTAGACATTTACATATACGAGGCTGACGATGATTAGATATATTTTTGACGTTGATGGTACACTAACACCGAGTCGACAAAAGATGGACCGTAAGTTTAAAAAGTTCTTTTTGAAATTTATGGAAACTCATAAGGTGTGGATTGTAACAGGATCGGACTATGCCAAAACAAAGGAACAACTAGGTGCTGATATTACCGAAAATGTTGTTACTTGTTATAATTGTTCTGGTAATGAAACAAGACATAGAGGACAAATTGTAAACGCATCAACCTGGGAATTACCTGATGAAGCACGAGCATTTCTCAACCTTCAGTTGACTATTTCAGAATTTGTTTTGAGAACAGGTAATCACATTGAAGAACGGCGAGGTTGTGTTAACTTTAGTGTTGTTGGTAGAAATGCCACACTCGCTGAACGTAAACTCTATGTTGAATATGATAAGAAAACAAGTGAAAGACGCAATCTTGCCAATAACTTTAATTATATTTTTGGATCAGAATCAATGGGTCTTAACGCCGTGATTGGCGGTGATACAGGATTAGACATATATCCTATCGGTAAAGACAAATCACAAATTATGGATGATTTTAATGCTGATGATGATATACAGTTCTTTGGTGATAAAATGGATATCGGAGGTAATGATTATCCTTTGGCACGTGCTAATAAGGCAGGAACAAATCATCACGTTAAAGATTGGCGTGAAACTTGGGAGATACTAAAATGTTTACCATAGAAATGGACTGGGATGAAACTGCAGTTCAAGTATTAGATCAAAGCGGCCATTATGAAGATGTTGAATATATTATCTATGAGGATATTGTTTACATTAGGCAATGGGATGAAGATCTTCAAAGATATAGTGTAATCGCTATGACTGCTGAAATGTTTAGGGATTTTGGTTTTGCCCTCGACTTACCTGAAGGTGCATACATAACAAAAAGGAAAGAAGATGATTGAAATTTACGGAACACCAACTTGCGGATATTGTTTGAGAGCAAAAAGACTTGCACAGTCTCACAATATTGCGACAGAATATAAAGATATAACCTTTACAAATTTTAGAGAGGAATTGCTTGAACGTAAATCTGATTACACAACGGTTCCTCAAATTTGGTGGCACGGAAAATATATTGGCGGTTATAATGAATTAGCTAATGAAATCGAGAACACGAGAAATTTTGGAGATGGTCCTTTTTAACTATTGACATTCCTGTTCTAATAGTGTAGATTAGAATCATCAAATAAAGGAATCATATTATGGCATATCAAGTTGAACTCGACATTTCATCAGAACCCACACACGGTGAGGTACTACAATTTGCAACCGAACACGGTTGTACCGCAACTCTATTACAGGCAAACGGTCCTGCTGGCGGTAATCCACTTTACTTATTCCAATCTGAATCATTTGATATGCTTCAAGAATTGTTTGAACAAGTTATGGGCCACGGTCATGGCTTTGATGAAGAAGAAATTAAAACTATGTTTGTGGAGGTGTAATATGATTGAATGTATTATAATTGCTGAGCGCTTACGTTCCTTATCTCGTCGTGCTGATAATTTTGGCAAAACTCGTGAAGAGTTGATTGAAGAAATTGTTATGATTGCTGAAGATTATGAGGCACGTGCTGAGCGCCTTGAAAAGCAAATGGAAACGGAGGCAGCTTAATGTCTATGCATATGGTTCGTGGTGTACAAGTCCACGGTAATTCAAAAAAGAAACTAACACCACGTGATAAAAAAGCGGCGGTCGAGCATGAGAAATGGTTGGCAAAGATGGGTGTTGGTAAAACAAAGGCACGTAATACTAATACTATTCCCGATTATGACACAGGACCACGTATGACCTCTGATAAGGTTGCTGGTAACGGTGCTAAAAAGGAAGCAACACAATATACTGGTGATTATATCATCGGTATTGGTCAAATGCATAAATCTAACGGTGTTCCTATCACTCGTAAAGAAGATGCGGTTGCAATCGCAAGTATGAGGCGCTAATGAAACTTACAACTGATATGATTATTGATGATGAGTACATTATGTTTGGTGACAAAGTTACTCGTTTTGAGGTTGTGGATAATAAAGGCCGCGCCTATGCGAAACACCGTGTACAAGAGCTAAAGTTTCAACTACAAGATGATGGTAGAACACTTAAAGCATTTGTGCGATTTGAAGAAGAGGAGGAAATATCAATTGACTAAACTTATTTATGGAACAGCAATAGCATTTGCTCTGGTACTATTTAGTTGGTATCTGATCCACATTTGGTCGGATTGCCTTAATGAAAATTCAGTATTTACCTGTATGAGGATGTTAAGTAAATGAAGATAATTATGAATACCGAATCAATCTATAAGCGTGATTCAAAAGAAGCAATCCGTGTATGGTTTGGTGAAGTAGGAGTAGATGGTGATACCTATGGTTGGCGCAGTACAGCAGGTTTGTTGGACGGCAAAAAAGTCACGTCAGGTTGGAAAATAGTTGAGCAAAAAAATGTCGGTAAGGCAAATGAAACCTCACTTGAGGAACAGGCTGTATCTGAAATGAACTCAGACTATGATAAAAAACTTGAACGTGGCTATTTCAAAACCATTGCTGATATTGATAAATTCACTAAGATCAAACCGATGTTGGCTGCAAAATATGAAGATGTTACAATTAACTTTGAAACTCAAAGATATTATACTCAACCAAAATTAGATGGTATTCGGTGTATTGCTCGAGCGGATGGATTGTGGTCTCGTGGGTTTAAAGAAATCATTAGTGTACCTCATATCCATGAAAGTTTAAAATGGTATTTTGATAAACATCCTGATGCTATTCTTGATGGTGAGTTATACAACCATGACCTCCGTGAAAACTTTAATAAGATCACATCGTTGGTCCGCAAAACAAAACCAGAACCTTGGGACATTAAAGACTCAAAAAGATTGGTAGAATATCACGTTTATGATCTAATCAGTTCAAATGAAGTATTTTCAAAACGAATTGATGAATTATGCCTATTGGAATTTGACCCGTGTATTCAAGTTGTTAAAACAGAAGAAGTACGTAGCTTTGAAGAAATTGACGCTAAATATGGTGGATACCTTGAAGCAGGTTACGAAGGACAAATGGTCCGTGCTGATGATGTTTACCAACAAAACAAACGGTCAAAGTTTTTACTTAAACGTAAAGAGTTTCTAACTGATGAGTTTACAGTTATCGGTGTTGAAGAAGGTAAAGGTAATTGGTCAGGACATATCAAACGGTTTATCCTTGAATTAAAAGATGGTACTCAATTTGGTGCAGGTGTACGTGGCAATCAAGCATTACTTAAAGAAATGTATAACAACGGTGATAAACCTAATTGGTGTACTTTACGTTACTTTGCACCAACACCTGATGGCATTCCAAGGTTTCCTGTAGTAATTGATTGGGGAAACGGCGTTCGTGAGGACTGACATAAATAACTCTATCAAAGGAGTTATATTATGTGGTTTCATAACGGTGAAGAATTTACCTCAGAAATGATTAAAGACTATATTGGATTTGTTTACTGTATTACGGACAAATCCAATGATAAGAAATACATTGGCAAAAAATTGCTAATGTCAAAAAGGCGCCTACCACCTCTTAAAGGTAAAACCCGTCGACGTATTAAAATCGTTGAGACTGATTGGCAAAAATATTATGGTTCATCTGAAGAAGTCAAATTGATGGTTGAAGAAAAAGGCGCCGACAATTTCCATAGAGAAATACTACACCTATGCCATAAGAAAGGTGAGCTCGGATATTTAGAACTCCGGGAACAAATCTTACGTGATGTTTTATTGCGTGACGATTATTATAATGGAATTGTCCAAGCAAAAATTCACCGAAACCACATAAAGTCATTGACATATCTTATAGAATAGATTATTATAGTCTAGAATCACAAGGAGATACCAATGATTATCAAACGCAAATCAGCATACACCGGTCTGACTCGGTCAAAGGATATTCCTGTTGACCCACAAGGTTGGGCAATGTATCAGTCAGGTTACGGCAGTGTTGATGAATGTCTTCCGTATCTTACTGATGAAGACCGTGACTTTATTTTGTCAGGTATGATGCCTGATGAATGGAACACTGCTATCAGTGCCGAACTAAAACTAATTGTGGAAGATACTTTTATATGATATTCCTAT